CCTTCGGGTAGCATTTTTTTTGCACTTACATATTTAATGTTTAAACATTTTTTATTACATTTGCTAATAAGTTAAACCAAAATTATTATTATGTCAGAGAACAATACTGAGGAAAATCAACAGGAAGAAGAAAAAAAACTTACTCCAGCAGAGTATGAGAAAGCACGTACAGATGCTACAGCACATCTTACAAAAGAGATTGTATTTCTTAAAGTTGAAGCTGAGTATGAAAAGCTGATGGCTGATATTGAAGAGAGTAAAACTAGAGGAATGACAATGATTGCACAACGCGCTCAGTTCTTTGCTCGCCAACAAGCAGCACAAGTAGCACAAGATAACGGACAAGATGAACTAACAGAAGGACAACCTAAAGAAACGCCTCCAGCAAATAAACCAAATACAAAGAAGTCACGTAAACTTAAACAATCATAATTATGAAGCTTAAAGTATTAAGACTAGGAGATAATGGCGAAACCACTTTAGATGCCTTTTATATTAACGGTATTTTAAAATGTGGTGCTATAGAGGATGAGGAGCGAGGAACAAAAGTAAATGGTGAAACCAGAATACCTAACGGTATTTATAACGTAGGATTACGTAAAGTTGGTGGATTCCATAATAAATATTCTCAGAGATATCCAGATATCCACAAAGGGATGCTATGCATCTACAACGCACCTGAGTGGAAGGTAGTGGGAGATAACATGTCCTTCCAATTTATCTTGATCCATACTGGAAATACAGATAAACACACCGCAGGCTGTTTATTATTAAATGACACTATTGACTTCAATAAGGATAGAGGAAGCGGTAGTGCAAATGCGTACAAACGATTTTACCCAGAGATAGCTGCAGCAATTGAAGCTGGAGAAGAAGTTACTATAGAATATATTGACGTAGAGACTGGGAAGTAGAAACCAATTAAACCAAACCAACCAATGTCAAAACTTGTAAAGAAACAAGTACGTATGGGGCATAGAGATATTATTAAATTTCAACTGATAACTGAAGTTTTCATTAAGTATTACCAACTCTGAATTAGATACACTAGCTCTCTTGGGAGCATATGGTGAATATGATATGGCAGACTTTTGTAATTCCATAGTAGCGGAGAAGATATTTTCTAACTCTCAGACTGTAAGGAATTTCTTGAACAAAGCTGAGAAGAGTGGGTTGATCCTAAAGAAGTCTATTAAAGGAAGTAATAGGAAGAAAGTGCGTCTGAACCCAACCTTTAATGTACAAACTAAGGGAACTATAATATTGCAATATACTATAGCCCATGTTGCCGAAGAATAGTAAACACTTCATAAAACCTACAGCAGACGAATTAGACTGCGATATGGATCTTGTGGGGGATGTAGTGAGCTTTTTCTATAAGGACGTGCGTAAGAACTTAGTAGAAATGAATAGTCCTAACATCCAAGTGGAGAATTTAGGATCTTTTAAGGCAAAGAAGAATGAGCTACCTAAGTTGGTAGCAAAGTATAATAAACACTTAGATGTTCTAAAGCCAGAAACCTTCAATCAGGTTACGCTTTACAAGAGTATAAAGATCAAGTTAGAAAAGGTCTTAGGTCTTCAGAAGCAGATTGATGATGAAAAGCAGAGGAAAACCAACTTTATTAAAACCAAAAATGAGCGAAAGAAAACTAACTAAACTATGGAGCAACCGGACAGCGATTCTTGAAGGTATCAAGAACTCTGTATTTAAGACTGAACATATTGAACAGATAGCCGCTGAGAGAAAGTCTATCTGTGAAGAATGTCCTGACTTTGATGCTAAGGGTGATGATTGCTTAGCTCCGGGAACTCAACCCTGTTGCGGTCAATGTGGCTGCTCTCTTGAATTCAAATTACGATCCCTCTCTTCCAATTGTGGAAATGAAGAGGAACCTAGATGGCATGCTCTCCTTTCTCAGGAGGAAGAGGATGCACTCGCAAACCAAACTGATAATGGAAATAACATTCAAAGCTGAAGATCACGTATACGAGAGTGTAGGTGAGAACAAGATTGATTGGCTCAGTGTAACGAGTCTAGTAGGATTATTCAAACAACCTTTTGATCAAGAGGGGATAGCACAGAAGTGCTCAATTAACAAAAAATCTAAATGGTATGGCATGACTCCCGAGGAGATCATTGCTGTATGGAAGGGTGAAACTAATCGTGCACTCAAACTTGGTAGTTGGTATCACGATCAGCGTGAAGCTGAGCTATTAATGTGCCAAACCTTAGAACGTGGTGGTGTAGAACTTCCCATAGTAAATATTATTGAAGAGGGCGGAGTTAAGTTCTCACCTGATCAGGTTATGACACCTGGTATTTATCCTGAGCATTTTGTGTATTTAAAATCAGCAGGTATTTGTGGCCAAGCAGATAGAGTAGAGGTTCTACAGCAAGCCATAGATCTATTTGACTATAAGACTAACAAAGAAATTAAGACCAAAGCATTCACGAGTTGGCAAGGGGTTACTACTATGATGACTGGACCTTGTGCTCATTTGGAAGACTGTAACTTTAATCACTACGCATTACAACTTAGTGTTTATATGTACGTAATGTTAAAGCATAACCATAACTTAGCACCTGGAAAGATGGAGATCCATCATATCACTTTTGAGAAGGAAAGTGAAGATAAATATGGATATCCTATTGTAGCAGTTGATGCGATGGGGGATCCCATTGTAGAAAAGGTGGTACCTTATCCGGTACCTTATTTGAAAAGAGAAGTACAAGCGATGTTGAAATACATTACAGTGCATCCTGAGTTGATTAAAAAGAAGAAGCATGATTAGACTATTTGAAATAGAAAATAAGGTTGTTATACCTACAGAGCATTGCTACGTTATAACCTACCTGAAAGATATAATGACTAAGTATCCTGATGATTATTTGCAGGTATACCAGTTCCTGTTCTATATGAAATGTCCGGGACCAGACAATCCTTATTTCAATATTAAAGAAGTAGACTTAGAAGAACTGATTATTCATGATCTTGATGGTCTTAAATTTAATGCTGAGAATGATGACATCATTGCAGCACTAAAGTATACTGAACGCCTTTATAAAACACCTACTGTTAGAGCTCACGAAGGTATTAAAAACGCAATGGATAAGATTGCTGATTACCTTAATACTCTTAAGATTACGGATGGTAAAGATGGTAATGTTGGTCAGGTTCGTTCAATGGCAAAAGATTTTGATATGATTAGAAAGTCCTATAAGGGCACAGCTAAGGATGTAGAAGACGAACAGAAAGCTCTTCACGTGAGAGGTGACCAACAGTTAGCTTATGATCAAGAGTAAGTCATACTTAGAAGTTCCCACTTGGGAAAATGATGTATGGTCAACTACTGTATTTGATACTCATGCAGATTTTACAACATATATTGAGGGAAAGTTTAAAGAACCAGGTAAGTATGAGTTTGATGAAACAACTAATGCATTCTGTGAACAGAAGCGTAGATTTAAAGATCAAGGTGAAATTTATTGCATAGCTCCCTTCAGGAGTAGAGATTATGTAATCTACTGGGACTTCGAGAAGCTTAAGTGTACTAATGGGGTTATCTTCAAGGGTAAACATAATGAGTGGTATTTACCACGAGATTATTATATGTGGATTAATTTCCTACCTATTTTCGATAAGATCAAGAAAGACTTTGACTTCCCAGAAGTATGGGATGTGCAGTTGCACATCGCGTTATATGAACTGAAAGCGGAGCTGCATTATAACCACGCATCCATTTTCAAGAAGAGACAGATTGCCTCTTCCTACTTCCATGCAGCTAAGTTTATAAATCAATTATGGTTTGAGACAGGGGTAACATTAGAGATTGGAGCTTCTGAGAGTAGACACATAGATGCTGAAGGTACTTGGACATTCTTTGAAGAGTACAAGGATTTCTTAAATGCTAACACAGCTTGGTACCGCCCAATGAATCCAAACAAGGTAAAGAACTGGCAACAGAAGATTGAAGTTACCAAGCAAGGAAGAAGTAAAATGGTTGGGTTCAAGGGTAAACTGTTAGGGATGTCATTCGAGCAGTCAGCTACAAAAGGAGTAGGTGGACCATGTAGGATGTTCTTCTATGAGGAGGCAGGAATTGCACCAACGCTTGATCAGACATTCGAGTTCATTCGCCCTGCACTTAATGCAGGAGAGATTACTACAGGGCTATTCATTGCGGCAGGATCTGTTGGTAAGTTGAAAGATTGTGAACCACTTAAAGAACTTACATATAATCCTGTAGCGAATGGTATTGAACCAGTAACGAGTAATTTATTAGATGAAACTGGTGTCATAGGTGAGAGTGGTTTATTTATACCTGAACAATGGGGTATGCCACCATACATTGATAAGTGGGGTAATTCACAACCTGAAGAAGCATTAGCAGCTCTGGAAGTTACCTTTGCTGATTACAAAAAGAAACTAAAGCCTGAGTTGTATCAGTTAAGGATCTCTCAGCATCCTAGAAATATAAAAGAAGGTTTTGCTCACAGGGACATATCTAAGTTCCCTCAGCATCTTGTAACGGATCAAGCAAGAAAGATTAAAGAAAAAGATTATCCCTATGAGCTCATAGATCTAACAGAAGATTTAGAAGGTGTTTTAGTAGTTAAAAAAGCAACTCATTTGCCTATTACAGATTTCCCTGTAAGTCCGAAACTTGAAGATAAAACAGGATGTATCCAAGTATGGGAAAGACCAGATGACAATCCTAAATGGGGAACATATTATGGTTCAATAGATCCAGTAGGTGAAGGTAAAACGATTACCTCTGAATCCTTATGTTCCATCTATATTTACAAGAATCCAATTGAGGTGAGTAGGATTACAGCAAATGGTGTAGAGAACTTTGTAGAAGGTGATAAAGTTGTAGCAGCTTGGTGTGGTAGATTTGATGATCTGAATGAAACACACAAGAAACTTAGGTTACTTATTGAGTGGTATAATGCGTGGACATTAATTGAGAATAATATCTCATTGTTCATTCAGTATATGATTGCTCAGCGTAAACAGAAATATCTAGTACCTAAGAATCAAGTAGTATTCCTTAAAGAACTTGCAGCTAATAAATCAGTATTCCAAGATTACGGTTGGAGAAATGTTGGAACTATATTTAAGAGTCACTTGATTAATTATTTAGTAGAATGGGTATCTGAAGTTATTGATACTGAAACGGATGAGAATGGAGATATTACTAAAAAGATATATGGGATAAGCCGTATACCAGATGCGATGGCTATGGAAGAGATGGTAGCTTATCGAGATGGTGTCAATGTGGATAGATTAGTTAGTCTAGCTTCCCTTATAGCCTTTGCAAAAATACAGCAAGCTAATCGTGGATATATGAAGCGAGTTGAAAATGAGACAGGTAAAGACTTGGAAATGTCACCAAATTTGTATAAATTAGAGAGTAGCCCATTCCGTAATATTGGTAAAGGTAGTTTGCCTTCTAATAGTAAATACAGGAAAAGAACAGGATTTAAACACTTGAAATGAAAGTACTAAACGCATTACAACTAAAGAACGGAGCTCGAGCTGAAACAACTGGTTCTCAGAACATCACTCAACCATTACAGTTTCTTCCGTATAAAGAGAAGACTGAAGAGTGGGCCGCTTGGAATCTTGATTGGTTAGAACTGCAAGGTCTTAAACAACTTGATGTTAATGCTAGGCGTTTGATGAAGAATTATAAGCTTGCTGAAGGTATCATTGATAAGACAGATTATATTGTTGAGAATGACAATGAGCTTAAAGAAATGGTAGATGTCCTCAGTGATGAGGAACCGGGAGCTTTTGAGTTAAAATTCTATCCTATTATCCCTAATGTAATTAATGTATTAACTGCAGAGTTTGCCAAGCGTAATACTCGTGTTAGTTTTAGAGCTGTTGATGAATATACATTCAATGAAGTTCTTGATAGAAAGCGTGGTGAGATAGAAAATGTTCTTGTAAAACAAGCTGAACAAAAGCTTGTAGCTAAGATGATTGAATTAGGTGCAGATCCTGATGATCCAGAGATTCAACAAAAAATGGCTGAAGAAACTTCTATAGAAAACTTAAAGACTCTTCCTGAGCTAGAGGATTTCTACTCTAAAGACTACGAAGTCTTAGTAGAGAAGTGGGCATCTAAACAGTTACTCGTGGATGAAGAGAGATTCCACATGGATGAGTTAGAGGAGAGGGCATTCAAAGATATGTTAATAGCGGATCGTGAGTTTTGGCATTACAAAATGTATGAGGATGACTATGATATAGAACTTTGGAATCCAGTGCTAACTTTCTACCACAAATCTCCGGATGTACGTTATATCTCTCAGGGAAACTATGTCGGGAAGATTGAACTGATGACTACAGCAGATGTAATTGATAAGTTTGGATGGTGTATGACAGAAGACCAGTTAGCTTCTCTCCAGTATAATTATCCTATTAGATCTGCCATTTATCCAATAAGTGGATACCAGAACGATGGTACATTTTATGATGCAACCAGAAGTCATGCTTGGAATGTTGAAGGACCATCTTTAGGCATGCGTCAACTTACCTCAATGCGTGATAACTTTACACATAATGGTGATATAGTAGAATGGGTTTTAGGTCAATCTGAAGATTCATTAGGTAATGGTGAAGAAAATATGCAACGTGTAACGCAAGGATACTGGAAGTCACAACGTATGCTAGGTTATCTTACTAAAATTGATGATGCTGGTAAAGTAACTAGTGATATTGTAGATGAAACATATAAAGTAACTGATAAACCAATTTACAATAATCAACTAATAAAGAATAAAAATAAAACTACCTTAATTTTTGGTGAGCATCTCGAATGGATATGGATTAACCAAACTTGGGGTGGTATTAAGATTGGACCTAATCAACCTACTTTCCAAGGATCTAATAATTCTAGTGGTGTTAACCCTATCTATTTGGGTATTGATCAGAATCATATTAAGCCAATGAAATTTCAGTTTAAAGGTGATAACACATTATATGGTTGTAAGCTTCCTGTAGAAGGGCGAGTATTTTCTGACCTGAATGTGAAGTCCACATCTCTTGTGGATCTAATGAAGCCTTTCCAGATTGGTTATAA